TAATAATCAACTAGGTAATCAAGCAGTACCTAAAGAAAAAGAAAAACTAACAAGCTCATTAGGTGCATAAAACAAACAAAGAAAGGTTACTATACGCACAGAAAGATAAGAAATCTTTATATACCCTTTATATAAAGGATACCTAGGAACATGGTCAACGAAGACAATTCTAAAGAACAAGTTGAAGCTACAGAAGTCGCCAAAAGCGATGATGCAGTTCAGCGAGTTGAGACAGAAAAATCTTTCCAAGAAACTGTAAAATCAGGTTTCGATACACTGACAGAAGTTGTTCAGTCTATTGCTGAATCACAAAAGGCAACGCAAGAAGTCTTAGGTGGATTAGACAACAGATTGAAAGCACTGGAGACACCAACTGACTTGCCACTATCCCCAAAAGGAACAGCAGCAAGTGACGATGTTGGAGCAAAGGTAACTGTCCCAAAAGATCCATATCCACAAGGCGTACAAGCTGGACTGGACGATGATCGATCTGGAGAAGACAAACCAGCTTCAGACAAAGGTGGTCTCAAAATGCAGAAGAAATCAGAAGATGATACAGAATTAATTGAGAAAGCCGAGCACACATTTAGTACCGAAACACCTCGACCAAGTGCAGCATTAGAAAATGTTGATAAATCCATCAAGGATACATCACTTATTTTGAAAGATGCACGAGCCGAAGGATTTGAGGGACTAAGTAACGTAGCAAGGAACATTCTTAATGGAAAGTATTACGTGCCTTCAGACGATGAAGTAAGAGGTTTCTAAAATGGTTCAAGTCAAAACAATCGATGAACTAGAAGCACTCTATTATGGACACAACCGTAACCTTCTAAGAAAAGCAGACGCACCTGTGACAACTTCGACAACTGGTACATTTAATGCCATTTTCGGAGCATACGCATGGGCACAATTGAACCTTGAGGCAAATGCTTTTGGTATTTTACCAAAGTATCCTTGGGACAAGTCTGGTTGGAGGGTCATCACAGCTAAACCAGTTCTGAATACAACCAATGCTAACACAGTATTAGGTGGTACATCAGAGGGTGGTTTAATCGCAGAGACAATCAAACCAACATTGCAAGAAATTGATGTTAGACCAAAGACAGCACAACTGCCTTTCTCAGCATCAGAAGTCATGGAATGGTTGGCTACACACTCTAAAGACGATATTTGGGGAGGCTTAGGCTCACTCAGATTATTTATGGCTGTACAGCACAAAGAGTTCCTTAACAGAATGTTACTAGCAGATGTTGAAGCAGAAGCAGCAAGTGCAAGTGGTACAAACACTGGTACTAAAGACTTCGAGACACTAGATAGAATCGTTTCAAGCAGTGCAGAAGAAGGAGTAACAGGTGGTTCACAAGCTGGACTATATGATCCTTGGGCTGCAAACGCAACTATCGATAGAGATAGTTCAACAACCTTTGACTCTACAGTAGAGTCAGCATCAGGCACTATCGGAACAAACGGAGTACTTACCGATGATACACTAAGAACTTTCCTCAGAAAGATTCGTATCGCAGCAGGTAAAGATCCAAACGTTTTCCTAGGTTCTCACGAAGTTTATTCTGAGATACAGGGCTTATACATGCCTTCTGTCAGGATTCCAAATCCTTACGGTGAAGCATTAGTACAAGTCGATGTAAACGGAATTCAAACATTCAAGGGAACTGGAGTCGGCATTCATGTCGACAGTATTTATGGAATACCTTTCATTCCATCAAAGGACGCACCAAGCAACTCAGCCGACTCAGACGAGATCGGAAGATTATTTGCTCTGGACACCAGCGATGCAGAAGGATATGGTTATCCAAGAATAGGAATTCAGATCGCAATACCAACAGAGTACTACGAAGCAACTCGAAGAACACCAGCCTATCCATTCGTAAACAACGCCTTTGTAGAAAAGGGAGTTTACAGAACAATGGGAGAGACTGTATGCAGACACTTCAAATCACAAGGTAAGATTAGAGATATTAAGCTTTAGTCAAACCAAAATCTTTTTTTTTAAACTTATATAATAGTAAATATAACATAATGAATGTTAGTATACATTATTGTTATGGGAATTATCGGGGGACTGATGATTTATCTTCTTAGAAGAGGAAACAAGAATGATGCTGTTGATTTTTCATTAAAATGTAAAGAATGTGGTTGGCATAAGGGCATATTGAAATGTATGAATTGTGAAGACCGAAAAAGAGATAAATGGAGATAATCTTTATATCTCAGTTAAAAATCGATACATTATGGTACAAATATATCATGCCGACAAACTGGCAAAAGCAAGGGATTTAGTAATTATATTCCTATTTGGTTCTATTCTGATAGAAACCATCACTGGAATTGAGTTATTAGGCTCTTGGTGGAAGTAATCTTTATAAGTCTTTAGATATTTCTAATATCAATGGCAATCACAATCAGTACATCAGATTGGACAAATGCTAACGTGAGAAAGACACTCTCATGGCAAGCTGCTTTGACTTCAAAGCTGCGAGTATATGCTGTCAAAGTTACCTTCGGTAGTGGAGACAACTATGCAACGGGTGGTGTTTCTGTTGACCTTAAACAGGGCAAGAGAATTAAAACACTGGTCGCAGTTATTCCTACATATACGGACTCATTGAGACACGTACAGTATGACAAAGCAAATGAGAAGATTCAACTTTTCGATGTTGGTGGTTCAACAACAGCTCCATTTGCAGAGACACCAAATACTAGCTCAGCTTGTGCATCTAAAGTATTCGAATTTCTAGTCATAGGCTACTAGAGTCCAAAAAGCCACTTTTTTTTTCTTAAAGTTTATATATGACAGAGTTAGATGATACCTATGGTAGAACTGAATCATAATGTAGTATCCTTTAACTCAGACACACTTATAAAAGGTTCACATGGCGTTCTGGTGAATGTTTATGTTTCAAAAGTAGGTTCTGGAAGCAATAAGGTTCAATTCAGAAATGGTACAACTGCAAGTGCACCAGTGGAATTTACAATATTCACTGCAGCACAGGGAACTTATGTAGGTATTAATAGAAGATTTGAGGCAGGAATATTCGCAGATTGTGATGGTAGTGCTGAAGTTACTGCAGTCTTTAAGTGATATCTTTAAATACAAAGTAAAACTATTCTATATATGGCTACGACATATTGCTCTGCAGCAGATGTTTCTGATTTTCTCAGAATCCCCATTACTGCTACTAGTACTCCTAATACGGCACAGGTTGAAAAAATCATCAATCGAAAGGAAGAGGAACTCGAAAGGAGAATAGGACATGCTTGGAGATCAAAGAAGGTAACAAGAGAAGTTCACGATTTACCACTACTTTATACTTATGGTTGGGGTACACCATTATTCTTACAGCATAGAAACATTTATGAATTCAGTGCTGCTGAAGGCGATAAGATAGAGATATGGCAAGGCTCTTCTTCAGAATGGGAAGACATTCTAGGAAGTGGTCAATGGTATGATGTAGAATATGAATATGGTAGATTATTCCTTAGGGGTTTTATATTTTCAATTTTAAGAAAGAATAGATGCAGAGTAACATACAGATACGGTGGTGAACAATTTGCAGGTGATACAAATGTACCACTAGACATAGCAGACGCTGTAATAAAAATGACTTCAATAGAATTATTAAATACAAGTTTCAGAATGGACGAACTCCCAACTGGTGGCATGACAAATGTATCTGAATCCAAGAGAAAGTGGGAGGAAGACATTGAAAAATGCATCGATAATAGAAGGGAAGTGTTCGTCATACCATGACCGTTAAAAACTTTAATTACGCTAATCTGGGAGATTATTACGGAACAATGGCAGCTAGTCTATTAAGAGACCGTGGATTTAAGGCAAGAAAATATAAAGGTCAAGTTAAAGTCGTAGTTCCAAAAGGTATAGGAAATATTAAGATACAGAAAGCAGATAATTTAATGTCATTGATAAAACGTGTGGAAGGAATGTTTATGCCTAAAGAAAATATATACGAAGAACCACCAGATACAGCAATATACAAAACAAGTGGACAGTTTCCAGAAGAAAAATTACCAGAGGATTGGTCGA